GAAGCCCGACAGCTTGGTCTCCTCTTCAAAGCTACGTTCCGAAGTCTCGGTTTCGTAGATCTCTTTGTGCTCTTCGCCGTAACGAGCGTACTCCAGACCGAACAGCGCGTTCAGACCCGGCAGGAGTTCCTTAAGCAGTTGTGCGCGTGAAATAGCCATTTAAGTTACTCCTTAAGCAACGTAATAACGGTGGGCGCTGAAGTTGATCTTCGCAAAGATCTCCGGCGACTGAACCAGCGTAAGCGGGGTGCTCGAACCACTGATAGTCGTGTTCGCCGACATCGTCAGCGTCTGCGAGGTCGTCGAGGACACGGTAACCTGAGAGTTAACCGCTCCAACCCACTGCAACTGACCGTTGGTCTGCTGTTGGTACATGTCCGTACCAATCTGAATCACCTGCCCAATCGTCAGGCCCGACACAACAATCGAAGTCGTACCCGTCCCGGAAACGTAGGTGCAGCCCGTATCGATCTGCGTGTCAGGGACAAGCCCCAGAACCCGCCAGCCACCACCCGCTTGGTTAGCCGTTACGCCAACCACACCCAGCGTACTGTTGCCAGTGCTGATGTTGCCCGTGGTAATTGTCGAACCTGCGACGTTAACACCTACCGCCAGTTGCGACATCGAACCAATGGCCGTTCCGGTCGCACCGCTAGCAGTCTGAACAACTGCCATACGGAAGACCGTGTCCGGATCGTCGCAGACGATTGCTTCAATATCACCGGCAGCGGTGTTCAGCGGATAGTACTGCTGGAACTGCTTCTGCTTGGTGATGGGGTTCGTGAACGAGCAACCCAAGAAGATACCAACCGTGGTGTTGGTCGTGCTCATCGGGGCGGTTGCAACAACCACAAAGCCCGATGAGATCGTAACCGGATCACCGTAGAAGATGTTCTGGTTGTAGTTGTACGCAATCGGGTAGTTTCGGGTGGACCCCGAAAAAACCTGTCCACCGATCAGATTGATCGGTCGATAGCCGTAAGGGGCTGCAATAACAGGATAAGCCATTTAAGACTCCTAAAATTAGATGCCTTTGCCAAAGCTGGTCGAAGACTTACGCTCTTTGAAGAGCGGCATCCTCGGGTCACTCTGACGCATTAGATTGTTGTCGACAGACTCCATTTGCCCTGCGGCCTGTTTGTTGAAGTGCGCTGTACGCTGATCAACAAACTCAGCCGGGGTTTTGCAGAGAAGCAACCCGCCAATCTCAATGTTGTCACGAAACCGTGACGACGGATCGACCAGCAGTTTGAATTTGGGCTGTTCTTCGACAGGAACAGGCTCCCAACCTTCACGAAGTTTTCCAGAAAGGTTGCGAGGATCAGCCGTATTCAGCGTAGAAACACGAATCCATCGGTACGCGTATCCCGGCATTTTGTCAGGCTCAGGAAGCGACTCGGGTTGCTGCCACTGTTTAGGGCGCGATTTGGATTCCCGCGTTTCAACATCACGGGGCGTGCGACTTTCAGCCATTTTGAGACTCCATTTTCACAAGTTCCCGTGCGTATTGTTCCGGCGTAAGGCCCAGTTTCTTTGCCAACTGGACTTGGCTCTGCTTCAGCTTGATCTTGTTTGAAGACGTGCTGCGCGTTGCCGGAGCGACTACGGTGTTAGCTCTCGTTTTCTGAGAGTTCCTATCACTGTCATTCCCAAAATAGTCTGGGAATCTTTTCCGAAGTGTTTTGTCCAACTCGGAGTAATACATGTCTGAACCAACCTGCACCCCACTCTCTTCAAGCTCTGAGTGAAGCCCGAGAGCAAAGGCGGTCATCCCCTTATTCGCCCCAAACCAAGGATTGCGCTCTTGCCACGCAAGCGCCTTGGTATCGGCTTTAGGAGCGGCTGATTCAGCTCTTGGAACACTTTGTACCGCATTTTCTTCCTGTTGTAAAGCAGGAAGCTTGAAACTCTTTGCCTGCATCAATTTGAAGTTCGCCGTTTGCAAAGCTTGTTGAGCTTCAACAATCTTGTCGGCATCAAACTCTTCGTGTGCCTGTTTCAAAGCCTGCTTTGCTGCATTAAGCTCCATCTCGGCAGCATGTTGCGCAGTGGCAACATACTCCTTCTCGCCTGTGATCAAAATGCTTTTGATCTGCTTGTTTTCTTCAAGCAGGCGCTGCGCAAGCGTGATGGCTTCTTGTTGTTCCCTGAGAGCGGCTTCCTTTTCCCGACGCTCGTCGTGCCAAACTTTCCGCATCTGCTTAAATTTGGTCTTGACCTTCTCGTCGTAGTCGTCAAGCTCATCCTGCTCAAGCTCTTCAACCAGCGGCTTTGGTAGCGGCGTACGTCCGCGATCTTCTTCGGGCGTATCGTCTTCGATCTCGATTTCAAACTGATCCTGCTCGGCACCACCCTTTTTCTGGTTGGTTTCGTCAGGGAACTTAAACTCTTCCTGTTCAAATTGAGGCATCTTGTACTCCTCTTACTTGCGGCGGATGCCGCGTGGATCTTGAACTACACCTTCAACCGAGTCATCATTGATGAGTCGGAACTCTTTGCCGTGAATGACAAGCCGAGAGCCTGAGTACGGGCGCACCAGTACAAAATCTCCTTGCTTGCACCACGGCCCCGTCGGGAACCGCGCAGGATCTTTATAACAATCCGGACCCAGCTCCACAACAAACAGCACGGTTGTGAGCGTTTCTTCCATCCGGATCGTCTCATCCGATTTGACGAGACCGCTTTCAAACTCTTTCTCGATGTCAGGCACCGCACACAGGATGCGATAGCCAGACGGAGCTGGGAGTTGTGTTGCTTTCTCTTCTGCCGTCGCGTCGGGACGATACATTCCGACAACTTGTGGGCTGCTGGGGTTTGTAGCCAGCAAAATTTCATTCATCCGAGTACTCCATTTTTTGTTGAAGGTCTATGACGTAGCCACGCGCAAGGAGTAGACCTCGAATCTCCCCGCACAATCGTTTGTACTCTTCAAAGCTGGACGCTTTTCCTTCCGCCAAGTGTTCTTTCAACTGCTCGACTTTCTCGTCAGTCTGCTGAATCAGCACTTCAAAAACGTCCATGCCTGCTTACCCCTTTGTTTTTTCCTGCCGCGCACGCATCCGCTCCTGCATCGCACGCAACTCACGCTCGACGTTCATGTCTGCCACGTGTTTGAGCGCGTCCACGTTAAGCTTCCGACTGGCTTGTGCCTCGTTATTCTTTAGCTGTGCAACAGTCTTGAGCGCATCAACCTGCGTTCTTTGGTTCTCGACGGCTTGCTGCGCGGCCATTTTTTCGCGCTCGATCTGCAACTGCTGCTGTCGCAGCGCGTTATCGGCCTGATCCTTAGCAGCTTTACGCTGCTGCTCTTGCGCCTTGATCTGAAGCTCCTGCATTTGCATCTGCACCAGCGGATCCTGTGCTTGCTGCTGAGCTTTCTGTTGTGCAGCTTGTTGCTGGTTCTGCTGCAACAGCTTCTGTGCCGCCTGCGCCAGCATCGGAGCCAACTGCGCCTCGACGTACGGGTCCATATTGATATCCTCCCCAGTCTCGTCTTTCTGCGGAGGCAGAGGCATGCCCATCTGCTGCTCGATCTGCTTGCGATACTCGAACCCGAGATGCTCGTTAATGTGCGCGAGCATGGCCTGCATAAGCTGCGGCGCAGCCGGATTGTTCTGCAGCAACGCCTGAATCTTCGGATCCTGCATCGCCGACATGTGCACCGTGATGTGGGCCTGATGGTCTTGGTACATGAACGCCTTGACCGGCTTCATCATCAGCACGTTCTGATTCTCAGACACCGGATCTGTCGGCTTCTGGTCGTCGTCCAGCGGCACGAGTTTCTCGGCGTTCTTGATGCCCAGCACGTCCAGCATCTGACGGTGCAACAGCGGCATGTTGTAGATCTGAGGCGCGGCCTGCGCAAGCTGAAGGACTGCCTGATACTGAACAATCTTCTGCGCCATCGTGCTGGCGTTGGGGTCGCTGATCGGAATGACGTCAACGTCATCGTAGTCCGACCTTTTGGCTCGTCGGTCGCCCACTTCCGGCTCGTAGCTGTAATCATCCGGCGTGTAGGCTGCGATGATGTTCTTCAGGAGTTTCAGCTCCTGTTTCATCGAGTAGTGGATCCGTGCCTGCACGGCGGACATCGTCTTGAGCGTTCGCTCCAGAATAGCCAGCGTGGTACCCACCGGAGCTTGAGCGGACATATCACTGATCTGAAGGTCCGCCGTATTGGCAAAGCGACGGCCTTCCTGAATGATCTTGTCCATCAAGCCCGCCAAAACTTGGCTAGGCTCTTTGTACGGCAGCGGCAGAAGGTTGTCGCGGATCGCTCCGCTCGGGACGTCAACATCCCGCCACTCTCCCGGAGAGATCGGCGTATCGTCGTCTTTCAGTCTCATCCCACGAGACTTGAACCCGCCCGGAAGATTCGACAGCGTGCCTGCATCAACAAGCTGCCGGAGAATCGACGTGCTGCTCTTGGCGTACGCACCGATCAGGTGGATCAGGCCAAAGCAATAGAAGCCAAAGCCGGGGATGTACCCGTAATGCACGAGATGCTGTCGCTTCGCGTAGGTCTTGTCCGTCTCTTCCCAGTTCCTACGGATAGCCAAAACCTTCTGCGTGCCCTTTTCGATAGTCACAATGTATGGCAGTTTGATGCCGTCTTCGTGTTCGTATCCGGGCAAGTCCAGATCAACCTGCATTTCGAGGAGCTTGAAGCGGTCGTCAGAGGTGGCTCGAAAGCCCATCTTCTCCGCAATCTTCTTCTCAATCTCATCGAGTGTGTTCAGGGGTTCGCCCAAGTCCACGTCGCAGTAGAAGCCCGCGACTTGCAGGCGTCGTAGCTCATTCTCGGTCTTGCGCATCACATGCGTTACACGGGGCGCAGTCTCAATATCTGAGGCTCCGTACGGCACAACGATGTCTTCAGCGGGCACAAAAACGGAGACCTGCCGCTCCATGTGCGGGTCGTAGTAGACCTTCTTGAATGCGTTGCCTGCCAGTCCCAGACCCCAGAGCATGCGCTCGTGCTCAGGCCGGTACTCGACCATCCGCTCCATCAACTGATAGTTCATGTCTTCTTGGACACGATCTGCGGATTCTTTCTTGGCGGGAGTCTCACGTCCGATGATCTTGGTCTTCACCGGGCCTGCCGCCGGGAAGGTCGACATCATGGTCTCAGACTGAAACTTCACGAGGGCTTCCGAGAGCATCGGGTGGTACACGCCACACGCGCCTTCCCACGGCTCCGAGCGCTCCTCAATCTTCATCCCGAGCAATTCGAGACCGTCCACGTACGTCTGCATCCAGTCTTTGCGGCTGGAAACGTCGTCTTCAAAATCGGACAAAAGCTCGGAAGCCAGCGACTGCAGTTCATTGTCATCAATGTACTCGGCCAGATTGGCGTCGAACGATTCGCCGCCTTCACCGGCTTTGCTTTTTACCAGCTCAATCTCAAGGTCGCCCATTCCAATGCTGACGGCATCGGGATTCTCGATTTCAATTTCAATAGGCGGTGCTGTCTCTTCGAGACTAAGCATGCCTTGGGGTGCCTGATAGAGGGCTTTATCGATATTCGTTGCCATGCTTACTTACCTTTTCAGTAGTACGCCTTTCGACGCGCCTTGAAGTACTTCTGATCTTCGCGCCGGTCGTCTGATAAGGAAACAAACCCCCCACGACGAAAGCGCATCAGCGCCATAGTGACACAGTCTACATAGTCGTCGTGCTCTCCGTTGGGAAATTCAGCGCATTCGTTGATCAATTCGTGCGCCCAGCGGAGGTCGGGTGCCCAGACGGCACCATCAAAAAGCACAGGAGCTACGGCATTCACACGCGCTCGCTTATCGTTTGAAACTCCGGCTTTGCCCCTCGAGGGACTGTACTCTTCCACGTACATGTCCATCTGCCGCAGTTCTTGAATCAGCGGCGCACCTGCCGCTTTCTTCTCAATCAGCAAGCAGTCCGGGTTCCACTCCTTGAAGTGCTCCAGACATTTCTTCTTGAGGTCCGGAAACTCCAGCCGATCTTTGAGCGCGTTCAAGAGAATGATCTCGTGACGGCTGCGCTCTTCATTAAAAAACACCCCCATCGTGACGCATGCACTGTAGTCGTTGTGACTCTTTGTGTCGTGCGCGGTGTCCCACACTTGTATAGTGAACTCCACTGGGGGCGGAGAATCGTGATCCCAGAGCTTCCACCACTCGCGCTTGAGGATCGCGCCCTCTTCAGAGGTCGGATCCTGCATGTACTGCGCAGACCAAAACTGCGCCTGCATCCCCGCTTTCTTAGCCTGCAACTGCTCAACAGGCCACTGCTCAGGCCAGAGACTCCTGCCGGAAGGCAGAATGGCGGGGAACCGCACTTCTCTCCAAGGGATACTCTCGGGATTGTCCACAGCCCACTGCAGCGCACGCCCAATCGGATCTTTTTTACCCCAGCGGGTGCCGATCATCACGATCCGTCCACCCGGCATCAGACGCTGGAGCGGACCGACCTGCATATACTCCCAAGCCACGGCAAAAGCCGTGTCAGGATTGGCAAGCACCGCCTGTTCAGAAACAAGGTCATCTGCGATAAGCAGGTGTGCGCCGTGACCGGCGACGTTTGCACCGATACCAATCGCCAGATACTTGCCTCCAGCGGTCGTCGTCCAGTTATCAGACGCGCTTTTGTCCTTGGAGACCTGTGTTCCGGGGAAAATTTCTTGGTAAGCGGGGCTATCGATCAGGTTTCTGACCTTGCGCCCGAAGTCGGCGGACAGCGCTGCCGTGTGCGTCGCCATCATAATGTGATGATGCGGGTTGTGCCCGAGGTACCATGCAACGAAGAGATACGCGATGGTTTCAGACTTGCCAAAACGCGGGGGCATCGAGACAGTGACCCGTGTTTGCGTACCGTCTCGCACCTCATGCAGGATCGGTTTCAGAAATCGATGGTGCGGACCCTCTTTCCAGTCTGGATACAGACGGGCGCAGAACCGCAGAAAGTCATCTCGCGCCGCTTTGAGGGCTTTTTTGTGCGCGAAAGACTCTAACTCTTCGAGCAGCGCCTGTTTTTCTGCCTTCGGAAGCGTCGGCAGTGATTTTAGGAGGGAGGAGAGGGCTTTTTCGTCTAGGCTTTCAAGCATTCGTGCGCTCCGAATGCTCTGCTCGCTCCGCTACGCTTCCAATCTCGTCGTCGAGACCGGTTTCTTCTGTGTTTATAGCGGGGGCGTCGGGTTTTTCTAGGATCAGTGCTCCGTCCATTGGCGTCAGGAGCTTCTCGAGGCGTTCGCGCAGGCGTTTTTCGATCTCTTCTTCCGACACATCCTTCTTCGTCACCTCCACGCGCTCAGTAAATAGCGCCACCTCGGTGACATTACCAAGCATCTGAAGCGCCTTGAGGCGTATCCGGGCATCCGGATGGGTCGTTTCTTCCAGTATCTTCGATACCGTGTAGCTTCTCAGCTCTTTCGCACGCTCAACAAACTCCCAATCGTAGGCGGTCAACATGCCGACGAGCTGTTGAACAGCCGGAGGAGTTTTGATGGCGACTAGGGCGGTGCGCTGAGCGTCGGTGTCCGGGCTAAAGTTCAGCGCGTTGAAGGCTTCTCGCGCTGCTGCCTGTTCTTGACGCTCGGTAATTGCGTCATCGGGCGGTACACCCAGCTCTTTCAGCCAGTCGGCAGTTTCTTTCTGCGCAGATAGCAGCGCAGCAGGCGCGACTTTTTCAAGCGGCTGAAAATCTTCCGCCATACCGGGTTCTGGCGTGAAGTCGATAAGCTGTTCAAACATGCGCAGTCCCCGACTGCACTTCATAAATATCCATGAGACTGTGCTCCCATTTCAAACAATATATAGAACAAATGGCGCGGGCGCAAGAATGGCGTGGTGGTGTGTAATGTTTGACAGGATTTTACCGGCGTTTTTTATATAGGGAGTGGGGGGTCGGGAGTTTGAAAGAGGGCGGGGGGTGTTTGGCGTGAGGGGAAACAGGAGATTTTGAAAAATGGGCGGCGTAGGTCTGGAACACTGTTCTTGCCACGCACCCGAGAGGCTCATTGCAGTTTTGGGGGGTGGGGGCCGACCGAAATTAGATGGCAAAAAAGCCCTATATGCTATACTGTAGTCACGTTGGCAGTCCGGCCAGCGCAACCCCCGGGACACGTGTCCCGTTTTTTCCGGAGAGTAGTCATGGCTATGAAAGCATTGGAAGCGGCGATCCTCAAGACGTTCAAGACCGGCGACGACGACGAAACCGCGCTCGCGGACGTCGTCCGCATTGCGAAGGCTGCGCGCATGAAGCGCGAGACCTTTGAGCCGCTCGCGCAGCGGCTTGCCAGCACGAAGTACGACGTGCCGCTGATCGAGAAAAAGACGGGGCGCATCGTGTTCGATAGCAGCGCGGAGAAATACGAGACGGCACGCAAGCGAGTGCAGCGCTTGGTCAAGGCGCTGTACGAGACGGGCCAGAGCGAGGACGAGGTGGAGATTCCCGCCGAGCTTATCGCGCTGGCCGCGAAGCTTGCCAAGGCCGCGAACGAGTACGAGGGCGCGAGGAAGCTTGCGGCTCGTGCGCTGGCCGCTGCCTTCGCGAAGTGATTGACACTTCGCCGCGCTGCTTCGTCCCTGCCTGCGAGGGTGGGGACGAGGTTCCGGGACACTTGTCCCGCTTTTCAGGACGAAACGCCGCGAGGCGTCCGTGCGTGATGCGCACGCTGATGAGTCCGTCAACAACTTCCGGGACATTGTCCCGTTTTTTCAGGAGAGCACCATGCAACGCGCCAACATCATCTCTCTCATGAACCAGACCTCATCCCTTCTCGCCCCTTGGGGCGAGCGGGTAGCAGCCCGCCTAGAGGCGGGTGAGGACTCCGGGCTTCGATTGTACCGAGCGAACGGATGGGTAGTCCTAGACTACCCTAGCAAACCCCTTTCGTCCTCTGCGGAGGCCCGCGAGGGAACCCGTGAGGCGAGGAAGCTTGTGAGCATAGCTCGCAGGCTGAAGGCGAAGATGTATCAGATCAATACTCGGTAAAACAGGACGAAACCCGCGTGAGCGGGTCTAGGCGTATCGCGCCTACTGACGAGTCCGTCGGCAACTTTCGGGACAATGTCCCGCTTTTTCTCAGGAGAGTGAAATGGTTGTAATCGGCTTCAAAAGAGACGCCACGCCTACGGGCGGCGTGGCTGTAGCTGTAGCGTCCCACTACGGGGCTGTGTGGGTTGACGCCCACAACTTCTTTGCCGGACGTCCGGCTCCCTCGAGGCGCGAAGCAATTCGCGCCATTCAGGCTGCGCCCTACGGGCGCAGCTATTACTGCAGTGTTTTTGGGGGTTGCTTTGAACCAACCCGCTTGGAGGCACCAACATGCTTGAAGTAATCATCCTCGCGTGTGCTTGGATCACGGCCCTCGCGGTCGTGATCGGCCCCATATTCATCGTCTGTTCCCTCGCGCTCGCCGCGTGGGACGACATGAAGAAATGAGCCGGGAGGGCGACCAGTGTCGCCCTCTCTTTTTCCGGGACACGTGTCCCGCTTTTTCTCAGGAGAGAACCATGCAACACATCAACCTTTACCTTCGTCATACCTTCCGGTACGCAGACGGTTGGTCATCCAACGACCAGCACTCATACCTTCACACCGTCCGCGCTCCCGCACCTCGTGTGATCGAGGAGGACTGGGGAGGGGAACACGCAGGTGTACTGCGGTACACCATCAGAGTGCCGGGACAACTGTCCCGGAAAGAGCACGCCAACATCAAGCGGGCGATCTACCACACGCTGGGCGGCACGTCCTGCCGCCACGAGTGGGACTGCTGCGGGTGCATCGGACGGACGGTGTCCGTCCAGAGGGTGAGCACGCGGGAGTACTCGGTACGCGTCTCAGCGTACCGGAACTACTGAAGAATGCCGGGACAATGTCCCGTATTATGTAAACTCTTTTGGGGGGTCGTGTGCAACCGGCCCCCCAGAATCCCATTCAGCGCCCTCTCGTGCGCTCGACAAAACTCAAGCAAAACAAGCGCTTGCCGACGTTCTTACTTTCTATACTATATATATATATATATATTATTAGATAGATAGATAGATATATACACCCCCACCAAAATCAGACTTGCTGGTTGGTGGGAAGAGGAAGATGCTTTGACGTTCTCGTAATGAAGTACTCAAAAACCCCCTGTATAATATGTAAGCATCCGGGCAGGTTGTTGATTCGTAAGGGGATTTCCGTCCGCACGAACACGTGCTTAACGTGCAAAATGTCCGGTAGTTTATGCAACCCTTGTGCAACCCATTGATCGTGAAGGCTTTTTTGCTATGACGCTCAGAACCTTTATTGGGAACCGTGATTCGCTGTCTGACTTCGAGCTTGTTGCATGGTTGAAGCGGCGGCTGGCGCAGTCCCCGCGCCCTTCTAGGCGCTACAACGCCTACGCGTTGATGTTGGAGACGGTTGAGCACCTTGCCCATACGCAGGGTGTGGTGGAGTTCCCCGCGCCCAAGATCGAGCGGCTGTTAGCCCGTGCGAAGGTGCTCACGGGCTGGGTACGCGAGAGTCCGATTGCCCGAGTACCGCAGAGTACGAATGTCCCGGAGCGCCACAAGTGGTGTGCGACGTGCGAGCGGATCAAGCACTTGGATCTTTTCAAGCGGCAGGCTACCGCTGCCGAGTGTCGTGCTTACGGATGGAGAACGCCCCACACCAAGGTTCGTTGGGTGTATGACAATCATTGCAAGGCGTGTCACGAGAATGGTGTGCGCAGGAAGCGTGCGGCGGTTCGGCGACGACTCGCCAAAAGCTCAACCTACACCCGCCTGAAGCAGTTGCTCGAGCGCAAGATCAAGGACACGAAGAGAAAAGCCGACGAAACCCCCACATCCTTTTACCCCTTACGTTTAGCGTGCCTCAAGCAAGCGCTTATCGAGGTCGAGCGTCGTGTCGACGATGGCCTTGAGGTTTCCGAAGAGTGTTTGTCTGACTGGACGCTGCTCTTGCCGGAGCAGGAGAGGGAGTGTTTGTTCGCCGCCTATCAGGCGGTGTTGGAGGGGCGGGCTGCTGGACGTACGCCCAGTCTTTAGCCGGGACAGGTGTCCCGTTTTTTGGAGAGTGAGATGGACGAGAAGCAAGAGAGGAAGTTACCGCGCACCATCCGGGTGGACGTGCGCAACCGGACGTTCCACGTAGTGGAGGACGAGCCTGTGCAGGTAAGGCGGGTGGTCGAGGAGGATAAAGTGGGGTTCAAAGAGCGGGTCAAGGAGCTTGCCTCCGCGCTCGTGATTCTCGCAGTGTTCTATCTGTTCGTTGTCGTTGTGTTTTCTTTTTAAGGAGAGTGTCATGCTGAGAATCGTACTGATCGAGACGGTCTACCCTGCGCCTGAGTTCGACGAGGACGATTACTGTCCCGATGGCGACACGTCCACCGAGGAGGTCGAGGTGGGGTTCAAGGAATTGGTCGCGCTCATGCGGGGCTACACGCACCCGTCGTCCTCCCCTGCCTCTGGCTCTGTCTACGAGTGGCTGAGTGCGGAGAACGAGCAGGACTTCCGCACGGGTGACTGGACGGTGAAGAGTATCCACTACGACACCATCAAGAACCACGCACGCTATGCCAAGTACTGGCGGTGGGCGATGCGTGCGGCAGGCGTCCGAGTCAAGTAAGAAGTAGTAGCAAAGATCCGGGACACACGTCCCGGCTTTTCAACGGGGCACACCAACCAACGCCCCTCTTTCAGGAGAAGTACCATGTCTCTCATCAACAGCAAGCTGTTCAATGCGCGTAAGTCCCTCCGTGCCGAAGCTGCCAAGATCAAGGAGTTCGACGGCAAGCTCAAGATGGCTGCGCCGGAGATCCAGAAGGTCTTCGAGATGTTCCCTCCGTCCTTGCGGAGGGACGTCTGGGTCGGCGCTGAGGTCTGGGATCAGATCGTGCGGTTCAGCCTGTCGTTCGACGGTCTGTCCTCGTTCAAGGACAAGAATCTCACGCGTCTACTCGAGAAGTTCGCAGACTGGACGGCAGACACTAGGGACTACACCTTCGGAGCACCCAACCGGGACTTCTACTTCACCTACAAGCATCCATACGGACTCACCTTCCGCGTAGGCATCTACGCCTACGTCAAGAGCGACTCGCCCACCTGTCGGGTCGTGGTCAAGGGCGTGACGCAGCGCGTGGTCGAGGAAGAGATCCGCGAGATCGTGTGCGAGTAAACCAACCGGGGGCTTCGGCCCCCACAACCAAGGAGAGTGAGATGAACATCGATTGGGCGCTGCTCCGCAGCCAGAAGCTAACCCTCATGCTGGTGATCTCTAAAAGCCCGCCAGCCGTGGCGGAGGATCTTACGGGCATCCTACGTTTGATTTATGCCCTGCAAAACGAAGCCGCCGAGCGTCTCGGCGACGACATCGTTTTCGGCGAAGAGTAAACCAACCGCCCCCTCACGGGGGCACAACCAAGGAGAGTAAGCATGACGCAATACATCGATATGACCGAGGGACTTGTACCCCTCAACTACCCCACCTTCCACTTCTATGTGCACAACATCTTCGAGTGGCGTATGGGTGACGACCTGCACGCCTTGATGAAGGCGATGGACAAGCACAAGCAGACGTATTGGATCTGGTACGTGCCGGGTGAGGTGACCTCCAAGTACGACATCGCAATGTACCGCCCGCAGGTGGAGGGGGCGTTCATCCTCAACATGGTCGAGTACAAAAGTCGCAAGCGCGTGACCGAGTAAGCAGTTAACCAACCGCCGGGACACGTGTCCCGGCTTTTCATCGGGGGCTTCGGCCCCCTCTTTCAGGAGAGTACCATGCAGTTCCAAGTCATCACCTTCGCCCGTAAGAAGGACGCTATCGCAGCAACGGGCGGTCTCACGCAGACCAGCAAGATGCCCTGCAAGTCGTGGTCTATCCCGGTGGCGGCATGCCAGACGGGTTGGAAGATGGCGCAGATCCCCGGCACCATCTGCTTTGATTGCTACGCCGACAAGGGCAACTATTCTAAGTACCACGCCACCGTCGAGCCTGCGCAGCACGCACGCCTCGCTGCACTCGACGAACCCGACCTGTGGGTCGGGGGTATGACAGCACTCATCAACATCGATCCCTACTTCCGCTGGTTCGATGCGGGGGACGTGCAGTCCCTGCTGCACCTTGAGATGATCGTCGAGGTGTGCAGGCGTACGCCCAAGACCAAGCATTGGTTGCCTACGAGGGAGTACGGGATTGTGAAAGAGTTTGTTGCCAAGCACGGCCCGGAGGGTATCCCCTCCAACCTGACGATCCGCTTGTCTGCGATGTACATAGATAAGGCGGCGGTGCTGCCTAAATCGTTAAGAGGGGTTCGGGGTATCACCACATCCAACGTGCACAGCAAGCACACCACCCCCACAGGCGAGCGCTGCGCAGCCCCTGCGCAGGACGGCAAGTGCATGGACTGCCGCACCTGCTGGTCACGCGACACGACCGTGTCGTACGAAGCACACTAACCCAACCGCCCCCCTCGGGGGGCACAACAAAGGAGAAGCACCATGCAACAACCCAAGAACGTCAGCGAAGCGCTGCTGCAACTGCATCGACTCAGTATGGCTATCGCCAATGACCTCGGCAACTACTTGGACAACCCGCAGGACTACACCCCCGAGTACTTCGAGGGCGTCATGGAAGCAGCGCTCGATGCGCACCTGCTGGTGACGTGGGTCAGGGATCGGATCGAGTAAACCAACCGCCCCCTCACGGGGGCACAACCAAGGAGAATGAGATGAAAACCATCATCCACGTGAACCAGCACGTGGTCAAAGCTAACGCAAAGACCGGGGCGGAAGATCCGGTGCTAACGATCAAGACCTACAAGGGCAACACCTACGCCCACGAAGTAGAGATCAAAGGCCCGAGCAAGATCGTCTACTCGCCGAATAAGCCCCTTTCGTGCGGGGCACGGGTCTGGATCGAGACGCAGCACGATGTTCGGATTGTCAAGTAACCGCCCCCTCGGGGGCACAACCAAGCCGGGACATCCGTCCCGGTTTTCATCGGGGGCACACACATCAACGCCCCCACAACCAAGGAGAAGTACCATGTTTGATCTCAACACCATCATCGCCCAAGCCCTCGCCCAAGCCATCGAGCAGGCGACCAAGCCCTTGATCGCTCGCATCGAGCGCCTCGAGGCGCAGGCTATCGCCGAGAACACCGCCACGGAAGACCACGCCCTGCTGCACAGGCTGGACAGCCGCGTCGACAGGCTCGAGGCCCACGTCGAGGACGCCCTCACCGCCAATCAGGTCAACTCCCTGATCGAGGACGCACTCAGCGAGATCGACTGGGAATGTCAGGTGCGCGACGTGCTGGATCAGCACGACATCAACGAGCAGATCGAGGAGGCAATCAACGACGCCTTGTCGCAGCTCAAGATCGTTCGGCAGTAAGCAGCACGGGGGCTTGCCGCAAGGCTTGCCCCCTTTCTTTGTTTGAAGTAGTATATGGTTTGACAAGTCCTTCGCTGCATGGCAGCATCTTAACTTTCAGGAGAAACACCATGTCTCACGAACTCACCACGAACGCCATCACCAAGCAAGTCGAGTTTGCCTACCTCCAGTCCGACGGTCTGCCTTGGCACGGTCTCGGGCAGGCCATGCCCGACGGTGCGAGCATCGACGCGTGGCGCGTCGCTGCCGGGATGGACTGGCGCATCCAGCGCGCCAAGGTGCGCTACCCCGTCTCTCACGATCCGGCTGTCCCCATGCGGGAGATCGCCGACAAGCATGTCCTGCTGCGCTCGGATACGAAGGACGCCCTCGGCGTTGTCTCTGACTCCTATAAGGTCGTGCAGCCCGCACAGGTCATCGAGTTCTTCCGTGACATCGTGAAGGTCGGTGGCCTCGAACTCTCTGCCGCTGGGACGATCTACGGAGGCAAGCGCTTCTGGGCGACAGCCAAGATCGGGGAGGCCAGCCCGACCAGTGTCAAGGATAAGATCGGGGGATATCTGCTGCTGTCTACAAGCGCCGACGGTTCGCAACGGACTGAAGCACGGCGGACTTCCATCCGGGTTGTCTGCCGCAACACGCTGGCTGTGGCTGTGGGCGAGGCCGCACCGTGGGTCAAGATCAGCCACCGCACCGAGTTCGATCCCGAGGAGATCAAGCAGTTCATGGGCTTGAACGAAGCAGCGTGGGATGCGTTCCGCCATCAGATCACCCGACTCGCCAACATCCCGGTCGACAAGGACAAGGCCGAGGAGATGACGGCAGCGGTGCTGGGCGGCGGCGAGAAGGTCATCGCCTCCGCAGGCTTCAACAAGATCCTCGACCTGTTCAATGGCGACGGCAAGGGCGCGATGCTCGACGGTGTCTACGGCACGGGCTGGGGCTACGTCAACGCGGTGACCGAGTACATCGACCACTGGACTCGCGCTCGCTCAGATGAGAACCGCTTCGTGGCTGCGCAGTGGGGTCAGGGCGCTGACCTGAAGCAGCGTGCAGTCAACGCCGTCCTCGCGCTCGCCTGATCTCTTTGTTTCACTTCGCCGCCCTCAATGTCGAGGGCGGCGGCTAACCCTTGGAGATGTGACATGAACGAACAGATTCTGAAGTTCCGCAAGACCACCGACGTGCAGCGCACATGGCGTGAGTACGGGTGGGTACCACCGTCAGAGCAAGCCGAGTACCAAACCAAGTGGCACTTCTTCCGCAAGCTCGACACCGAGCAGCACTCACAACCGCAACAACAGGAGAGCAGCAATGTTTGAAGAACTGAAAGCAATCAAGAAGACCAAAGACCGCAGCCGCCCCAACGCAGCCCTTGAGAAGGCAATCGAGATCGTGCGGTCGAAGTACCCCCACATGTTCTTGCAGGAGCATGAGTTGAAAGAGCGTCGGTTCTACGACGAGCCCGAGAGTATCATCCCGATGGAAGGCTTCCTGTATCCGTATCCGGGACGGCAAGCGAGGAAGAAGAAATGACCACAAATAAAGCAGCGATCACCGACCCTGCACTTGTCTTCCGTCCTATGGCCGACTGCCCTACGGGGCCGAAGGTCTTACTTCTGAACAAGGCAGGAATCGCTTCAACCGGGTGGTGGGACGGGAAAGATCAGTGGTATGTGGGTTGGTTCCCTCTGCCAAAGATCCCGCAAGAGATCAGGGATCTGATCGAACCGACGTACCGGCCCCAGTCCAACATCGGCGCGTTGTTGAGCGACTGATGAAACCCGATAAGCACTTCGTCGAAGAGCAGTCTCAGCGCATGACTGAGCTGCTCCAAATGAGGGCGGCGCTGCCGCAAGAAGACTTAGCCTATCTTGTAGAGAAGTTAGACAAGATGAAGGACGAGCGGCTGAAGTCCTGCGTGGCAGCACTGATCGGGTGGGG